ATTTTGTAGCAAAGGCTCGTGATGAAAAAATAAGTATAGTTGATCAAGGTGAAGACATTTCTTTGAGAGGTACTACTTACGGTGAAGTTGTAGGTACTCGCCTAAACACTAAACGTGGTGACACACCCTTGTTTGAGTTTGGTGGTAAGGAAGCTGTCAACGCAAGCCCCGTGTCAGCTATAGCAGACCAGTTCGGTTCTGAGGTGTTCGGATATACTAACCGTGCAGCATCACAGAATGCTATTGTAGGTTGGACTAAGTTAGCTGACAACAACCCTAACATTGTAAAGTTCCCTAAAGATATTCCAAAGAGTGATTATCTTAATCGTTTCTTAGAGGCTAAGGTAACTAAGTCAAGTGTTTTTAATGATACAGCTTCACAGTTACGTGAGCAACAAGACATAATTAAACGTAGGTTAAACCAACCAACATGGTTAAGTGACAAGTGGGAATCTTATAGTAACTCAGTTGCTGAACATGTTTTCGAGAAATCAGGTATGAAGGTCGATCTATCTAAGACTGACCCATCGTCTACTCTTATGAAGGTTGGGTTCTACTCCAAGTTTGGTTTCCTTAACCCTGACCAATTCTTTTTACAGTCACTGCATGCACTAACAATAGCAGCTGTATCACCAGTACAAGGTAGTAAAGCCCTAGGTCTAACAGCACCTATGTTGATTATTACTAAACTACCAGTTGGACCAGCCCGTGACTTAGCTATTAAACGTTTAAGCAAATCAGGTTTAATGGATGAGACAGAACTTAAGGGTTTAATCCAGTACATTGATGAGAGTGGTCGTAACATTATTGACACACAAATCCTAGAACTTCAGCAAGCACAGAAGTTTGGTGCTGCAAGTACTCTTACAGGTAAAGCTGTAGACAATGCTAATAAGTTCTTAGACAAGTCAACTATATTCTTTAAGGAAGGTGAACGAGCTACACGTATGTCAGCTCTTACCACAGCTTTCCTAGAACATAGAGCTAAACGTCCATTAATTGATGCACTATCACCCGAAGGTAAACTCTGGATCACTAACCGTGAACAAGATTTGTCATTCCGTATGACTACATCATCACGTAGTTTTGCACAGTCAGGACCAATGAGAGTACCGACACAGTGGTTATCATTTTCTTTACGAGCTTTAATGAATATTACAGTTGGTCGTAACTTTACAGCTGGTGAACGTATACGTATGTTTGCTGCAATGGGGCCAATGTTCGGTTTGACAGGTTTAGGTTTAGGTAAATCTACAGGTTACGTTACAGAGAAATTAGGGTATGACCCCCAAGACCCTGAGACTGTCAAGATGTTTAACCGCATTAAGTATGGTGCTGTTGATGCCTTACTGTCTGAGCTATTAGGGACTGAAACAGCATATGCTACTCGTGTAGCTCCTGTAGATCAGCTTGTAGACACGTACCGTAAACTTTTCGATGATGAGTTTATGACAGTACTTGCTGGTCCATCTGGTGAGATTGCAAGAGACATGTACAAAGTAGCTACATCAGCCTTTGCTGCTATGTTCAAAGGGCAAGGTGAACTAGCTCGTGAGGACTTGACACAGTTAGTACGTAACATTTCTACTGCAGATAAAGCAGTCAAGATAAAAGAACTAATTGAGACAGGTAATTATCGTAGCCGTACACGTAAGCTGTCAGTAGGTGACCTAGACCCTATAACTGCAGCTTCAGTATTATTCGGTGCGACACCAGCACCTGTACAAAACTTCTATGATTTAAACGAAATGATCTACAAAGAGACTAAAGTTGTACGTGATTTCGAGAAAAGAATGAGGGCTAAGTCTGATTATGCCATAAGGCTCTTGACAGAAGGTAATAAAGATGATATGCTAAAAGGTGAGAAACTCTTCTACGAGATAAACGATGAGCTTTGGGCGCAACCCTTCTCGAATCAAATAAAAGTACAGATTCAGAAGAGACTTGCACGAGGTGAAACCTTCCCTGACATGATAAAAAATGCTACAAGATTAGGTCTTGAGTTTGATGCACAGGTTTTCCAACAACAACAAAAATAAGGATATGTAATTATGGCAGGTTTTGCTATGGATTTAGGTGACGAAGGTACAGCCTATGAGAAGGGTGTCAATGCACCTAGTGCCAGTGCTTCAGCAGCTGCAGCTCAAGGCATGGCTAACCTGACAAAAGGTTTGTTTGGTGCTATGGATGCATATTCCAAAGCACAAACTAGAGGTAAACCTACAGAAGCTTCCTTGAATAAAGCTGGCTTTGCTAATTTTGTCACACAGCTAGACAAGCTTAAAGGTGTAACAGACCCAACACGTCTTAAGGCTGGTATTAACTCAGCTATATCCTCATATGAATCTTTAGGTTTTCAATTAGGTGACGGTGAGGCTGATGCTGTATTTAGGCGTACAGGTGTTGACATAAGTTCTCTAACCTTTAACCCTGCTATGGCAGCAGCTGAGGCAGCTAATAAACAGTTAATAGAAAACCCTGCATATATGTTCCTAGCTGAACAAAAGTTAAGTCAATCAGGTAAACCTTTCACAAGTCAAGATGTAGCCACTATAGCTTTAAACGATATGAAGGCTTCTGAAGCTGCTGCATTGTACATAACGTCAGCATCTAATATATCTAAGATGGAATTCCAAGAGTCATATATGCCTCATGCTAACAAAGTACTACAGAACATTAGAGCAATAGCTCTAGTAGGTCTACAAGCTGAAATAGCTGGTGGTGATGTCAGCCCTGAGTCTATGGTTCAACTAAGAACTAGCTTTGATATAGCTAAGTCTCAACTTACAAGACCACTCAACATAACAGCCGAGGAGTTCTCCCCTGTTAAATCACAGATTGACACATTAGATGCTCTTCTGGGTCGTCTTGAAACGTATGACAAAGATATGCTTACAGCTGAAACTATGGCAGCAATGGAGCCAATATCTGCAGCCCTTCTAAAGCAAGCTAAAGTGTTAGGTAAGACAGACCCGATATTAGCTCAAGCTTTATTGTCAGATAAAGTTGATTGGTCTAGTTATGTTGCTGGTAAATGGCCTGAGATCTTAAAGACTTTAGAAAAGACAGAAACTAAAGACACAGTGTACACTAACTTAAATGTATTTGATTTACCTGAAGCTGAAGTTGCTGCTGCTGTCATACTACACAACAATGAAGAAGTAGAAATAGCCACAGACCGTAGTGATGAAGACAGATTAAATGCAATAAACAATGCTTTTGACTTTAAGGTGAAGTTAACACAACCAATAAACCTTAATCAACCTGAACATAGAGATTCATTCTTGAATGGTGTTGGTCAAGCTACAGTTAACGTCAGTACATCAAACAAACTCTTAAGTAAAGAAACGATGGACGTACTGTTTGACAACGATGTATTTGACAAACTAAATATTGTCAAAAAGTTAGACCCTGAAGGCCATACCCTTGCTGTCAACCAGTTAAAGGATGCACTACAGTCTCAGTCTAATATCTTTGCCACCACAATGAAAGGTATTGTAGAGAGTACAGTATTTGAATTGACAGGTATTGGTGAGGTTAAACTGAAAGCTGAGAAAACTACAAGTCCTTCAGAGTGGGCTGGTGGTTTATTCCAAGCTAAAGCTGACAAGTATTATGGTGGTAATATCTACCGCATGATTAAAGATAGTGGTAGGGCTTTGTCAACTGGTGAACGAACAGAGTTACGTGGTAAAGGTTGGGGTGTTGAGGCTCTAGGTAGAAACTACTCAGAGATTACACGAGCTAATAACCAGTTCAAGACATATGCTAACTACTGGCGTAGGTTAGGTGGTGACCCATCTACTATGGAATCTATGATACTTACTCGTCAAGAGGATGATGCAGCTCCAGTAGATACCAACAATAACCTAACAGCTGATCAGAATGCGGATGTAACTGCAGCTATCAATGAAGATTTTATAGGAATACCATTAGAAGACATTGACTTTGAGTCTAATGCTGAAGCTACACCTAAAGAACCTGACGAAGAGATTGTCACAACAACTTTAGATAGTGCTAATGTAGATTTCTCTTTTATTAAAGAACGAGAAGGGTACGAGAAAAGTATGGATGTACCTACGGATGACAACGGTAGTGTACTAGGTAAATCAGGCCCTACTATTGCTTCAGGTTTTGATCTAGGTCAAAGAAGTGAGGCTGATCTAGTTGGATTACCTGTTGAGCTGGTGAATAAACTAAAACCTTACCTAGGTTTAACTGGTGATGCAGCTAAACTTTTTGTTGACAATAATAAACTAACCCTAACAACAAAAGAGTTAGATACAATTAACGAGTTTGCTAAAAAACAAGAGATTGGCAAACTGAAACAAGCTTGGAATAACTCAACAAGTACTGTTTCATTTGACGACTTGACAAAAGAACAAGCTACAGTTGTAGCATCTGTGGCCTTCCAATACGGAAACTTAGCTACTGAAACTCCTAAATTTTGGGGTTATGTAACAAGTGGTGATTGGGTGGCTGCTGCTAAAGAGTTGAGAAACTTTGGGGACAAATACCCTAGTCGTAGAAAGCTTGAAGCTAATTACTTAGAGGGTAAATAAATGTTTGGATTACCATTAGAACTAATTACAATGCTAGGCTCTACCGTTCTCGGTGGGGTCATGTCCATATGGGGTCAAAGCATTAAGGCTAAACAAGAGAACAACAAGATGCTCATGGAACGAGCTAACTTCAATGCTGAACAAGTTAACATAGCTCGTAATGCTGGTAAGACTGACAAACACTTTGCTTGGACACGTAGGCTTATAGCTCTATCAGCTGTGTTTGCTATCATTGTACTACCTAAGTTAGTTGCTGTATTCTACCCTGAGATAAACGTTATCGTAGGTTACACTGAAGTTGAGGGTGGTATTATTAACTGGCTGCTTGGTGCTAACGAAACTGTAAGATGGCAAGCCGCCTCTGGCTTTGTCATAACACCACTAGATACTCACATTGTGTCAGCTATTGTTGGCCTATACTTCGGAGCAGGGTTTACAAAATGATGGACAAAGATACAGATTGGCACTTATCTAAGACAGTACCTGTTACTCTTGTAATAGCTATCATCTGTCAAACAGTAGCTCTTGTATGGTATGTGTCATCCCTTGACAACTCCGTTAAGAACAACGCCCGTGAGATACTTAGACATGAGGTACGTATAGATACTTTAGATAAGGTTGTACAGTCTCAAGCTTTAACCCTAGCTCGTATTGATGAGAACATTAAGTCAATCAGGCTTATGATGGAAGACAACAGACGTGATTAAATATTACCTCGTATTAGCTTTGGTATTGATTGCCTGTACGTCCACAATAATACAGTTCCCTTCGGTATGTCCTAACAACGAGCCTAAATGTCAAAGAAATTTAAATGCACAAACACTATCTCTTATCGGTAAAGATGAAGCAGCTGTTCAGCTTATGTGCCAAGACTCTAATCTTAAAGATGTTCTTGGTGACCAGTGTACTAGCCAATGATGTTACAGGTGACTTCAGTAACAATTACCAAGACAGTACAGTAGACAGTAACAACACAGACGAAACTGTTACCAACAACTACAATGCGACAGGTGCAGGGGATAAAGCTCCTGTCATGTCCAGTATAGCACCTACGATTATGGGTGGCGGTGGTAACGACTCATGCTTAATGCCAAGTTCTGTAGGTATACAGTTAAGTGTCATAGGCTTGTCATCAGGTGGTATGCAGCAAGATAACTCCTGTAACAGACGTAAGAATGCTAGGCTTTTAGGAGCACCTCAGCAAGTAGGAGGTTTAGGTTTGCAGATTTCTGGCATCAGTATTTTATGTGCTGATCCAGCTGTATTTAAGGCGATGGTTTTAGCTAATACGCCCTGCCCTGTAAACGATTTCAAAACTGGTAAACTTCTTATGGGTAAGAATGCTTTACTAAAGTATAGAGAGAATCCTTCCGTTTATGTGGTGGGGTACGTTGATGACAAACAATTTTGGGACACCTTGTTAAAGGTAGGAGAGGACATAGAATCAAATGAAGAGTCAGATGAAAAAACTACTGTTAGCAAGCTCAGTCTTAGTGACCGTTTCAGGACAAGCAAACGCACAAACAGGGGAAGAGAAACTACAAGCACTGATTGATAGTATTAATGTTATAGATAACAGACTACAGTTGTCAATTCAGTTGGGTGTTGGTGCTACAGGTTATGCTGAAGTTGGTGGTGTCATAGTAGACGGATCATTAGATGATGGTCATATTTCTAGTTCTATGCTTACAGCTTACCTAGATGCTGTTGATCAGGTAATGCAACATGATTATGCTACAGCTACAACAGCTGAACAGCTCTTCGTACAAGAACATGTAGCTGCTATGAACAACCTAGCCTTAGCTGTTGACACATTGGTTGATGCTACAGATGTTCTTATGACAGCTACGTCAGTTGCTGAAGTTGCAATGGAAGCTGACACAGCACCTGAACAGGTAGCTCTACAAGACATGCTTTCTACAGATGAATACTCTATAGATGCAGCTGAAGTAGCCACATACAACCAAGCATTAGATTCTGTAGAAGGGTATGCTCAACAAGCTGGTGCATTCATGGCAGCTGCTAATACTGAAAGCCTTACAGCAAGCATTGACAGCTATGCAGCACAGAACAGCATTGTCATAGGTAACTACTCAGCCTTAACATACACACAAAGTGTTGACGAGTTTGTCATTACATGGGATAACTACGGTAATGCTACAGGTTGGAACGGTTACTTAACAAGTGAAATGAAGGATGCTGATGACATCTACGGTGCTGCTACGTATATAATGCAACACGGTTCATTAGCTAACAACGATCCTCAGCCATGATAGAAGATACTGAAGTAAAAGTTGGTGGGTTTACATTCAAAGGGTGGTACATAGCTGCTGCCCTACCCATACTAGGTTCTCTTAGTGGTGGTATATACTACGGCTATGACACATTACAAAGGTTCTATGCTGTTGAGTCAGGCATTGAGACAGTTGTCACTAAGTCAGGAACATTCGATAAAACAGCAGGGGACTTAGGTTCTCGTATACAAACACTAGAACAGGCGGTACAAGATAATGATGTTAGAGGACTTAACACAAGGTTGTCAACGATTAGTACGCAGATGCAAACAATCTTGGAACAACAGAAAGACTTGCTTGACTTACGTAGTCAAGTTGAGAGATCGACTGGGATCACTGATAGTTTGGGTGATAAGCTTGACAAATACCAAACAGAAATAGATGATATATGGAAAGCCTATGATTCCCTAGTAGACAACCCACTTAACTGACGAGAGGTAAGAACGTGCCTAAGAAACTTAACAAAGCTAAGATGAAGTGTAACTCCCCTAGGACTACACCAAGTCACAAAACTAAGTCACATGTTGTTAAGGCTTGTGCTGGTGGTAAAGAAAAGGTAATTAGGTTTGGGCAGAAGGGTGTCAAAGGTAGTCCGAAAGGATCAGCTAGAAATAAAGCATTCAAGGCACGTCATGCTAAGAACATTAAAAAAGGTAAGATGAGTGCAGCTTACTGGGCTAACAAGGTGAAGTGGTAATGGCTAATAAACAACCCGTATGGAAAAAGAAACGTCCTAAGTCTTTAGGTAAATCTAAACCGTTGACAGATGGACAAAAGAAAAAGGCTAGAGCTAGAGCATCTAGAGCTGGTAGAAAATACCCTAATATGATTGACAATATGTGGGCGGCTAAACAATGAGAGGAAAGAATATGCCAAAGAAGAAAGCACCCAAAGGTTACCACTACATGCCAGACGGAAAGCTAATGAAGGGTGCATCACATAAAAAGAAAACCAAAAAGAAATCCAAGAAGAAAACCAAAAAGAAATCTGGTTACTAATAAGTAAAGCCCCAAGGAGAAATCCTGAGGGGCTTTTTTATTACTCTTGTGACATCTCTCGTATAAGATATTCTAAGTACCATTTGGCTTTCCTTAGGTCTTCTACAGGTTTACCTTTGTACCTGTACCTATGCATGTACTTCTTAGCATTACCTTCTAAGTAACCCATGAACATCATGTGATCCATGTTGTCCCTCATATACTCTATGCATTCTATCCTACCGTTACCGTAGTGTGGTGGTTGGTTGACAACATCATCTTCTACCTCATCACGTACAGCATCTAAATTCCATTTAGCCATTATACATCTTCTTTCTCTAAGTTAATTAATTCAGCATCTGTGTATGGAATATGGAAGAACTTCTCACCTTTGGTAATGTATCTACCCTTAGCTTCCTTCAGGCTTTCTTCTGTTAGTAAGGTGTCTTTAATTCTCCATGCTTGCTGCATGTCAGCCCTGAAGATATAGAAGTTAAGCACACCATTCTTTTCTTTGTATAGTTTGACAAGCCTACCCTTACGTTCAGGTAATCTTATCTCTGCCCAGTTAGTATTCCAATCACCCTTCCATCCTGTCTTAACCTCAGCCTCATTGAAGTAGGTGTAGTCACCTTTCTGAGATACAACATCCACATTGAAGTTCTCTTCAGTACTGACAATAGTATGACCTACACTGGTGAGGTACTCAACTAATCTGTCTTTAGCCTTACCATCATATGCCTCATACAATGCCCTACTGAATTGTCTTTTAACTGCCATTTGTATTCCCTTTACTCTAATACTTTATACTAACCCTTGGAATAAACCAAGGGCTAATATTACTACAACATATATACCTACTGATGTCAACACTAAGTTAAGTCTACCAGCTCACAAACGTCACCACTACATGCCATTGTCTGACTTCCAGCTGTATTGTCTTCGTTCTCGTAATCTGACAGTAATGACCAATCAATCTTGTTAGGCATCTGACCTAGTGTCTCTAAGTATTTCTTTTTGTCAACATCTTGGTATGGTGCTTGTTGGTATGTATGTTCGTTGAACGGTAGGAATGACACACCACTCATCTCATCGAAGTGTTTGTATACGAATGCTCCTACTTCAAACCACTCATCACTCTTAACATTAATTGTAACAGATGGTTTGTGTTCACACCATGATCGTTGATAAGTTAGCCACATCTCAAGTTGTTCAATGGCTGTCATGTCAGCTGTAACCACAGCATCCCTAGGAGCTTTCATAGGGAAACTAAATACTGTTGTAGCATCTGGCTTCATTACATCTGGCTCATTAGGAATACCTTGGTCAATCATGAATTGTGTCAACGGGTCTTTGTTGTCTCCACGAACAGTCCTAATATAATAGGCTGAGTGACGAGCATGAATGCCACTGCTAGAGTCAACCAATTGGCTGACAGTACCGCTTGGTTTATTACAGCTGATAGCAGTACTGACAGGGATATTAAGGCGTTCAGCCCAAGTAGCATTAGTAGTAACGGCGATTTGTTTAAGATGGTCAAGAGTCTTCTCCAATCCTTTGTTTTTGAGTGTCATCAATGGATTATCCATGACACCTGTTAACGACACACCAAGTAGTCTTTCTTCTTCGGTGTTATTCTTCCAGACCTTACGTAAGTATGGGAACTTAGTGTAGTTAGATTGAATAGTACCTAAGATAGTTGCAAGCCTTACCTTCTCACTTAAGGTGTCTAGTGTGTCTGTTGCTCTTACAACCACCTCTGTTAAGTTACAGAATTGTGACGGTCTTAAAATTATTTCACTGCATGGGTTAGTCCCGAAGTCATGGTCAGCATCACGCCTACCATTCTTAGCAGCTTGTACCTTAGATGCTTGCCTGTTGAAGATACCTCGTTCACCTGAACCTGATTCAACTAAGGCCATCCATTCTCTCATGAACGATAAGCTGTCAGGCTTCTCAGTGTATGACACAGAGTTGTTAGCTAATGCTCGTTGTGGATCGTTGTCCCACCATGAACCTGACTTAGCATGACGCATACGGTCATCTGATAAATTACTCAATGAAATCATAGCACTACGACGTACACCGCCTACCACCACTACTTCGCCTATCTTACACATAATGTCATGGCACTCAAGAGAGGATAGCCTACGTCCTTGTGCATCTTTAAATGTCTTGATGACAAAGGTGAACAGGTCAACCAATGGAGCAGGTCCTGATGCTCTACCACCAAACGTTTTAAGAGGTGCACCTGCAGGTCTAACTTTAGATACATCCCATGTTGGTATTTCACCACTGTAAAGTAATGCGATCATCTGACGTAGAGCCTTAGCCCAACCTTCCTTACTGTCTTTGACAACTATGTTAGTCTCACTGACAAATAAGGTTGGTACTTCAGGTAGCTTCTGTACTGACTGACGTTCAACTGAGAACCCAACACCTGTACCACACAATAGAATAAACATAGCCTCATCGAATGCCTTAACATCATCGACAGCTAAGTATGAACAGTTATACATACATGTATTGTCACGTTCTGCAGCCTTACCTGCTGTCATCAATGATCTCATGCTAGGCATAACAGCTAAGTTTAGTATAGCTTCTTTGATTTCTTTCTTGGTAACTGTGTCAGCTAAGTTACCTACAATATTATCCATGTACCTATCTACTGTGTCGCCCCAAGACTCACGGCCTTTACCTTCGTAGTATTTAGCATAACGTGACTTATGTATAAATGCTTGGTAATCTGTTGGTAAGTAGTTGTTCATTCTTTTGTCCCTCTATCTTTCTTGTCTTCTTTGAACCAGATCATACGATCAATTTCTCCACGAGTAAGACCTATATCTTTTAACTCCCTATCTGTCAACTTATTTAAATGCTTAACTGCATCTCTATGTAGCTGCCATGTAATCATGTAGTTAATAAACCTATACCACCAACGTCCGAATGCTTTCATCTCTTATCTCCTGATCCTTTAAGAACACCACGTTCATATCTATCTGACAACTTACTAATATTCCTATTTGCTAACTTAGATAAGCTGGTGTTATGTTGCCTAGCAAACTCACTGACAAACCACAGTACATCACCTAGCTCATCTAATACGTCACCATGTGGGTATGCCATCTCATCTTTACGATACCACTTAGCTAACTTACCTGTAAGCTCACCAACCTCAGCTGACAAACCTAAACTTAAATATTCTAATGCTCTATTCTCAGGGTAGATAGCTGTGGTTGCAGCTGCCCTTTGGTACTCATCTAATGTTTTTACTTTACTCATTCCTCTATCCTCTTCCACTCTTCTAATTCTGCATCTAGATTAAAGTAATCTTCGACATCAATTCTTTTCTCTTCCACAAGCCATGATACCACAAACTCTTCTGATATTTCGTTCTGTTCAAGGAGAAGTTCTAACCCATAATTTTGGACAAGAGCACGAATTTTACTATCAAAATCAAACATTGTCAATCACCTTCTTTTCTTTTCTTTAGTCCATTCGACAGGAATAATTTCTTTAGCATACTTGAATCCATTCTTCTCACACCAATCACCATATGTAGTCTTAGAACCCTTATACAATTTAGCTGCAGGGTTGCTGAATACAAAACGAATATCATGTTCGGGGTGTTGTGCCTTGACCATTAAATGCTTGGTTCTATCTGAGTGAATGAACCGCCCTTTGGTTTCGATTATTATACCATTGTCAAGCACAAAGTCAGGGGTATATGTTTTAAATCTTAGGTCTTGCCATTTGATACGCATCTTTTCGTATTCAAATTTAATCTTTAGTTTCTTGAGGTAGGCCGCTGTCCTCTTCTCTAAGCCTGATCTGAAACGCATTTAGGTGGCTCCCATATTTGGTTCTCGTAACGTCGAAGCCAGAGTAGTCTAGCATTCTCAATGACCCTTGCCTCATCCCCACCATAGGAACGTAAGCATTCCTCGTACATACCAGCCTCAGTTGTACAGTCAGCAAGTATCTTGTCAGCTTTCTTAGGACCTATACCATACAAGCCTATGATGTTGTCAGCCTTGTCACCTGTTAGGATTTGAGTATAGAAGAAACGTAAGCCTTCAAACTCACCCATCTCTGTCATTGTACGTTTGTTAGGGTTGTAGTGTGAGCATGGTATCTGCAGCATGTCCTTGTCTATAGATATGACAATAGATTCTTTACCATAGTTAGTAGCCCATATACCACATAGGTCATCAGCCTCTTCACCTTTGGATACAACAGCATCCCAGTTATCTATCATGTGTTGACGGATAGCTTGTAGGTGCTGAGGTTTCTCTGTGTTCTTACGGTTACCTTTGTACTCATGCGTAATAGAGTACTTGTACCTGAAGTTACCTTTGCCTGTCAGGAATACTTGATACTGCTCAGGGTCTAGTTCCCACATCACTTCGTTAAGTGATTGCTCAAGTATCTCATCTAGTTTATCTAATGCATCCTCAACTGGATCGTTCTCACATGAGAAAGCTGCACGATATGCAAACGGATCACCATCTACTAACACCTGTTTAGGTTTTGTCATCATAGATATAATCCTTTATATAATAAAAAGAGCACCCCAATTAAGGGATGCCCAAGTCGGGGAGGGAAAGCTTACCAACGATCTTCTGTGGCTAATTCTTCATAGGCTACATGCTCTAAGATACCAATCTTTTCTAGGCGTACAGATGCTGTTGATCCTTCACCATAAATAGATAGCTTAACCTTAGCTGTTGTACCATTACCTAGTGCACCATCTTCTACAAAGTCCCACTTAGAACTTGTAGTACCTTTGGTTACTGAAGGTGCACCACCGAAATCATCAATGCCAGATGGGTGTACGTTAGGACGTTTAAGTTTCATACCTACCTTACCACCTGCTGCATCAATAGGTTTAATCATTTGGTTACCCATTGCTGTCTCAGGGAAACCCATCGCAATCATACGGTTAACTTCTTCACTGTCTTTAGGTACAAACATTGTGTTGTACTGACCTTGTGTATTTACATGGTAATCTGAGTTGTCCATGTTGTCTTGGAATACACGGGCATAGTATAAAGACCCTTCGAATACACCATACTTAGTTTTCTTTTTATCAGCCATATCAATTTCCTTTTTTAGCTTCTGATTTAGTTACAATATAAACAATTAATTGTGTTGTCAATACAAAAATTACAGGTGAGAGTGCTACGATATAAGGTAACATTTAGTGAGTGTCCTTCCAGTTACGTCCGATGTCAGTTGACCCTGCTAATGGGCATACCATATTAAACTTCTCTCCTATGTCAACAAAAGATTGACGTTGCATAGCCCCTAACTCCTCAGCTGTTGCATAATTACCACACACCTCAGTCTGCCATTCATCATGAGGCCATGTGACAAGCTTAAAGTCTATCTCTTTATCCTTAGCCTGACGTACCCACTGTAGTGCTGAGTGTTTCATGATGACAGACTCACCATTCTGTAGCATACCTGCGAGTGTCTTATGTTCAGATGGTACTAGAACCTTACGTCCATCCATACCCTTGAACCAACCACGTTTAGCTATGTGTGGTATGACTTTCTTCTTTAGGTTAGCAAGCCCTTGGATTGATTGCATAAAGTTCTCAACACATTGACTTGCCTCACGTTGATTAACACGTAGTATCTGAGCTATCTTAGCTGTACCTGCTCCTAGTAAAAATGCATAGATGAAAGTCTTGGCATCATCTCTTGTTATGTGTGACATACCTAATGCTTTCTTGTTCAGGTTGTGTATGTCAGTCTCGTTCTCTTTCTTACCTGACACAATAGCATCCACATATTCTTCTGACTTCATTAGATGTGCAAGTACTCGCAGCTGAATCCCTTCAGCATCCGTACCCACTAGGTAGTTACCTTTCTCGACACCCCATAAGGCACGGAACTGTCCGTCATACCTAGCCTTAACTTCCTCAACAGCTGACTTAGGTGTACCATGAAACTCAGATGGTATGTTAGCTTGGTTAGGTGCTGAGTGAGCCATACGTCCTGTCCATGCACCAAGATGGGTGAACCTGCCATGTATACGGTGGTCATCACCACAATGTCCTAGCCATTCAACCAACGATGATCTCCTACCTTCAAGTGTCAACCACTCAGCTAATCTTTTACCACCTGCAGGTGCTTCATCAGGCAGTGTCTCAAGGTTAGCCTCAGATAATGTCCAACCATAACGTGCAAACTTATCTCCACGATCTTTGTTTTTGTTCTCTATCATATTGTATGTGTCCCTTTGTTTTCTCGTATGGCTGCCAACCAGCTTCCCATAGTCTTTCTATTCTCATCTTAGGTGATGCTGGATTAAACTCTATCCAATCGTAGCACACTAAGTCGGGTGGGTTAACTGACCAATCAACTGTTGTCTTAAAGTATTTCTCTTGTGCTTTCTTTACACTTGCCATCGT